ATACCGTCAAAATTACCTTCGTTGGTGTAATCGTAGCCATTTGAATTAGCTGCATTAGCAGTTCTTATAAACGGATTACTATTGTTATTAGAACAATCCACAACGACATTATTATTAGTAGCTAAAACACCATTACCAACATTTTGACCTGTCTCAGCATTTACAAAGTTAGCATTCTGACCATTAACAATCTGTGAGTTAACGGTGTTATTTGCTAATACACCATTATCAGCACCATTTAACTTTGCTACTTCGTATTCAAGTACAGGGTCTACAAATCCATTTCTTTCATTAAATATTCTTTTTCTATTTAAGTATTCATCATTGTTACCTAAAATGTTTTCTTGCTGTACTGGGTCATAATATTTGTAAGCATTTGGATTAGCATAATTAAACATACCATTAGTTCCTTCTTGGTTGTCATTACTGACTTCTGCAATTTCTTGGTTAATCTTTTCTAGGCTGTACTGTTCAGGGTTGTTTTGTATGTAACCCATGGCTCTTTTTAGATAAGCCTTAGTTTCATCAGGTAGGTCTTCATATTTACTACCATTCCTTATCCAGTCACGAGTTTTTCTAGCACCCATGTTGTAACCTACTAAGGATTCAGCTACGTTTTTAAAACCATAGTGATCTGAATAACCCTTTATAAACTTACCTGCTATGTCTCTAGATTTAATAGGGTCTAAGGCATCATTTATGCTGTAGGAAGGTAGTTTAAAACCTAAATTACTTAGGTCTTTTGGCATAAACTGATAACCACCAACAGCACCTTTTGGTGACCTAGACTTAATAGGATCAAACCTGTCTTTCATTGATAAATGACCTGTTTCATTCTGCATGATCAAGTCAAGTAAATTTGGAGTTACGGCATTACTGTAGTTAGATAGATAGCCATATGGTTGCATTAACCGAAACCATAAGTGGCTTTACCTGCATATGGATCACCTGTCATTGTTGGTAGTTGGTAACCGTTACCACCACCACCTCCGAAGCCTTGGAAGGCATTAGCTATTTTACCACCCATACCAAATCCCTGTACGGCACCCATAAGTCCTGACATATTAGGGTTGTATAAGTTAGGTGTAACCTGTCCAGTTGTTCTAGGTGCTTTACCTAAAATGCCTGACATGTATTTGTTGTACTGGTCTAGTTGGAAGTCTCTGTCGTTTTCAAACTGTGCCTTGTCTGTGTTCATTTGGTTCTGTGCATCTCTTTGGAAGGCATCACCTGCACCTGTCATCATACCACCAATTTGGTTACCCATACCAAAGCCAGTGTTATATAAGTTACCTAAGCCAGTGTATGCATTCATCTGATTTGTAAACTGGTTTTGATTTTGTGTAAGGTATCTATTGGCAAGTGTGTTCTGTGTGTCTGCCGTTACATCAGCCATACGATCATCATAAGACCTACGAGCAATAGCTTCAGCAACTCCTGTTCTACTGGAGTTAGTGTTGCCAGTACCTGCTGCACCAATGTTAATATTTGGGAGAGTTTGTTCGTTAAGTTGCCTAGTGCTGTCTCGCATCCTCGCAGTAACGAGAGGATCTGAGTTATTAATCGCATAAGCATTTGCATCACCGATAGCATCCTGACCTGCTTGATTGTATAGGTTAGTTAAGTTGTTACCAAAGGCTGCACCTTGGTTCATAAAGTTCTGAGCGTTACCCTGCTGACCCATGCCAAACTGGTTCATGTAGTCGAAACCTGCTTTAGACATGTCATTCATGTTGGCATAGGTGTCACCTGAATAGGCACCCTTGTCTAGTGAGTAGTTAAGGCCTTCTTGACCACCTGCATAACCTGCACTTATATATGGTTTAGCTAGGTTAAACCCTGCCATTTGAGCCTGTGTAGCTGCATCTGCTGCTCTTCTGTTGTCTTTAGCTGCACTCTTGTTCATCATGCCACCAATGACGGCACCTGCTATTTGACCCCACATATTATATTCCTTCCATAATTAAACGGCTGCCCAAGCAGTACCGTTATAAACAACTAAGCCACTAAAGTTATTTGATAGTGGGTTCCACGGTGATACAGCGTATCTAACCATGCCTTTAATTGGGTTCTCAGGCTCTACATCAGCAACAACTATTGATGCCACCTGTAACTGCCTGATTGCATTTTCTATCCTTTGTAATTCCTCTTGTAGGTATCTCCTCATACCCTCTTCAAACACAGGGTATTGAGACCTTGTGTAGCCGTTAACTACGACATTCGTTTTACTATCTACTGCCATTATCTTGAACCAGTAGCTGATATGTCGATGTCGAAACCTGAAACCTCAAAGTCTTTATTATCCGAGACAAGTATCTTGTAACTCAGGTATCTACCTGCAGAACGACTATCAATTTTATAGTCAGTGCCTGTGTTAAATACTGTAGAGCTACCATAGGTAGGCTCTGAGTTAGGAATGTCTGAGGCACCAAAGGTAAACGTAATATTCTTATCTGAGTTCGTAGTTGTCGCCTGAGGGTATATCGCATTGACAACCTTGTAGCCACTTAACGGTACCTTAGTCTCATCTAAGTCGATACCAACTCTTTCGACACTGGCAGGTTTAATAGCCTCAGTGTCTAACTGAAAGGCAATACGTCCTACATCGGATAAATCCAGTGCATACAGCTTGTCTGAGGTTATACCGTCAGTTGACTTAGATTCACCTACCATAAGTGTGTGTCGGTCGAATGAATCTTCCTGAGCGTAGTAGGTACCACCTGTTAAGGCATATGTTAAACCAGTGGCTGTTGCATAGGTAACAATAGAGTTTACGTTAGCCACAGTTCCTGAAGACACGTTAGGTAAATCCATGAATGACCATGTATCGTTTCTGTAGTTGTAAACAGCAGCTCTGTTACACCTGTTTGCATTTGGAAAGCTGACTAAGCTATCACCTGATAGGTAGCAGAAGTATATCTCATTAAGTGTTGGGTTATGCTGTACAAAGAAGGTTTCCTTAGCTGTGTTGTTTAAGCCGTTGTAGATAAAGTTCCTTACCTTCTCATCACATATAGACTGCTTGGATGTACCATCATGTACATAGATGTCAAAGGCACCGAAGGCATAGTGTTTACCGTCAACCTCGACAACACAGTTCTGATTGATAAGACCTGCATCTGTGAATAACTTTCTAAAGTTAAATATAAACGTACCACCTACAAACTCCATTAACCAAACTTGGTCACTTGAGTATACAATGAAGTTAGAGCCTAGGGGCATACCATCGATAATACCTGTCTGCATTTCACCTAAGTCATTAAAACCTGCAGACTTAGTTGTGTCGGTTTCATCCCAACTATCAGGCACGGCATCGGCTGTGGCAATGTTCGACCACCTAACACGAGTAGGGAAGTTACTTGATCCCTCGGTTGTGTTCAGTGCCAGTAGAAAGTCATTGTATGACCTAAGGGATGCACATCGATATGTCGAAGGCCAGTTTGTCAGGTCTGCAAAGTTAGTACCTGCAGAGGTTCTGAAGACAGGCACTCGGTCTTGCCTGTTGATATAAGTTACGGAAGACAGAGTAGTTCCTGTATAAGGTCGTGGATCTGAACTGCCACTGATTGAACCACTTCTGTCTGATACGGTACCTGAGTTATACTCCTTGATAACATAGGCATCGGAAAATATTAATACACTGTCATAGCCTGTAGAAGGCACGACACCATAAGTGAAACGAGGGGTAAATCCCAGTGATCCTTTTACGTTTCTGAAGATTGGTGACCTACGGACTTTTCCCTCGTCAAATCGAACATTCAAAGCCTCGCTGAATGCATTAACTGGTATGTTGTATGAGCTTTTATCAGATATAACTCCAACAGATCCTAAGTCTCTAATTGGAAAGTTATTGCCCATATTTAACTGCTTTCTTTAATTGGTATTTCTTTGCTTTTAAGCTCATAGTAAAGAACACTGTCTTTCTTCTTAAGAGCTGACATAAAGTCTTCATACTTCTTGTCTAATGCTTTTTGTTCGTCTTCACTCATGTGAACCTACCTTCTCGAACCTGTTTGCATTTCCAAGTAATGGCTCTATAACCAGTCATATACTCAGGAACTTGACTACCTATTTCTAAAGCTCTTGCCTTACAGGTTTCCATTGTTTCAAAAACAACAGGAAACTGAGTGTTTTCTAAAACCATGCATTGCTTAGGGTAGGCAACCATACAAATTACAACTAATACCTTAAACATTATATTGAGTTCGTTGCTGAGTAGAAGTCGTTGAGGTCTATGGTACCTGAGGTCGGTACATTGGCATTAGACGAAACAGTCACTGTTCTCGTACTGTAGCTATCACCACCTATATAAAATGTATTAGATGACCATCCATTAGATGAACCTGTAAAAGAACCTGAGATAGTATCACCTGCATTAGCTGTACAACTTCCAGTGTATGAGTTGGTACTGTCGTTAGATACTAAACCTTGGTTGAGTGTGTTAACACCGTTCTTAGCTATAACGATTGTAGCTGTTGAGGGATTGCCTGATCCACCGTAATAATAACCAAAATAGTAGTGATAAGTACCAGTTTTGTTAACCGTAAAAGACCATGACTGTACATTAGCTGCTCCATTGTCTGACCATCTAGAGTAACCAAATAGTCTACCACTGTTAAAGGTTAACCCAGTGTCAATGCTACGGCCTGAGTTGTTGGTCGTTGCTGAGGTAGAACCTGCTGTTGCTGTATCCGACAGACTAGAGGGAACGATACTACCACCACGATAGCATTCACTCAAGGCTATGGAACCAGTGTCACCAAACTCTGTCCTGATGTCATCCATGGATATGGTACCACTAGACTGGATAGCCATTGCAACTGCATCCCTGTACATGTGTGTCTAGTTGTTTCTTAAGATCCTTAATAGCCTCGATAAGTAACGGTGCTAGTTTCTCATAGTGTACCGTCATATACTCAGGGTCGATAGGAGCCTCAGCTATTATCTCAGGCATGATAGCTTCTACGTCCTGAGCAGAGACCCCTACCTCCACCTTATCTTCATAACCGTAATCTTGAGCTATCGCATTAGGTCTGAAGTAAAACCCATTAAGTGTCATAACCTTGGATAAGGCTCCTTCAATGGGTTGGATGTCGGTCTTAAGTCTCATGTCTGAGTAGTAGGCTGTCACGTTGCCAGTGGATCTTACCTCGGCAAACGTAACCGTGTCTGAGGTTGCCACGGCTTGGCCTATAGATACTGTAGGGGTTGCACCCTCGGATCCTGAGTTGGCTACTGTAACACCAGTACCACCAGTTATACCTGCCACATAGTTACCTGAGGTATGGGTACCCAAAGTCAGGCCTGATCCACTTAAGGATATGTCACCTGATATTGCAAGGTTACCAGTCACCGAGGCACCTGTAGTACTGGCAGCCACACGAGTGGCACCGTTAGAGTCCAGTAGGGATGTAGGGTCTTGGTTTAACTGGGTGTGGGTCGCTGTGACGGCACCAGTTACATTAGGGAACGTAGCTTTAATGGTAGACTTGATTAGACGAAGGTGGTCGTCTGCCTGTGCTAGGGCATCGGTGGACGTTGGGTTAGTAGACACTAATCCATTGATATAGGTTGCACTTTCTAAGGCCATGGGATTTTCCTTCTCTCATCTAAAGGGTCGAACAACAATAACAACAACAACAAGGCTTTAACGACTTTTTGAAATTGATTGATTATTAAGGGTACTGGGGGTCTAAAATCTGAGGTATGGTACCAAAATTAAACGACAATACATGCTAAGTACTTGATATCTATAGTTATCTTAAGTCAACAGACTAGTTATCTGATTACGATATACTACCTATGTATCTTAAGACATTAGACATTAAGTGAAATTTATTCGTAAGGGGTATATTTAAGGTCGTTGAAAATAGGGATCACACTTACTTATTCCCTATAGTTCTATCTCTAGTTAACCCATGTATCACCACTGATACACACACATATCCCTCATTCACTCCTGATCTCTCCTAAGGGTGGACACTAGTCGTCACATAGTTAACTAAAGTATCAATTAGTGTCTAGTGACACGACATTAGTGACCCCTTGCTAACCTGTTACAATAGTATACATTAGTACATGTGAACTGTTGGAGATAGCCTGTGTTGCCTTGATGTAACAACTTGTAGTTGGCATTCTGACAGTTCACACCTTTACTTATGTATCCGATAGAACCCTCACGTTATCATCACTGGATGCTTTAGTATCACCCAAGAGTTC